GCACAACAAAAAACATCTCTTTTTAATATTGCAAGAACATACGGACTTAAAATTCCTGGACAAAGACCATCAATTTCTTTGGTAGATTTTTCAATAGTAGTTCCGGCCTTTGGAGATAAAGAAGACATCAGATATTGTGGTATATTAAGAAGAGGTACTCAAGTTAATGGTGCCGGACAATCTTTTGAAACAGTATATGATATTGACTTTTCATCCCAATATAATGGAGAAGGACAACCAAATTCAAGAATCGTAAGACCAAATATAGACGCAAACGGAATAATACAAAATTATACGGTCACTAAAAGAGAGGTGGTTTTAAATGGTTTAACAAAAGTATTTAAAAGAACAATAACCGCCAACGATGTAAGACCGTTCTTTGAATTGTTTTTACCTGAAAGAAATGTTTTGGGAGTTACAAGTGTTATAGTTAAAGACGGATCTTCGTATAGTAATGTACCATCAGATCAAGAATTCTTATCGCCAAATAATAGATGGTACGAAGTTAGGGCTTTAGTTGATGATAGAGTATTTGTGGAAGACCCAACAAAACCTTCAGATGCTCCTGGAATTAAAATAGGTAAGTATATTACAACAAGTAGTAAATTTATAACTGAATACACACCACAAGGTTTTATGAAACTTACTTTTGGTGGAGGTAATAATTCGGCTGAAGATCAGCTAAGAGAATTTGCAAGAAATGGACAATCAATAAACATAAATAAGTATGTTAATAATTTAGGTTTAGGAAATACATTAAAATCAAACTCAACTTTATTTATTCAGTATAGAGTTGGAGGTGGAATATCAAGTAACGTTGGTATTGGTGTAATAACTCAAGTACAAAAAAGTAATTTTTTTGTTAATGGTCCTTCAGAAAATTATAACACAAGTACGGTTAATTCGTTAAGTTGTACAAACCCAATTGCTGCGGTTGGGGGAGCTGGAATACCAACATTAGAAGAAATAAGAAATTTTGTTTCTTTTAATTTTTCCGCACAAAATAGAGCGGTTACGGTTAATGATTATGATTCTTTATTAAGAAATATGCCGTCACAATTTGGAGCACCATCAAAAGTATCTATAGTCGAAGAAAACAATAAAATTAAAATAAAAGTTTTATCCTACGATTCAAGTGGAGTATTAACTTCTGTTGTTCCAAATGCATTAAAAACAAATATTGCAAATTATCTATCTAACTATAGAATGATTAATGATTATATTTCAGTTGAAAGTGCTAATGTTATTGATTTAGGGTTTGATGTATCTGTTGTATTAGATTCATCACAAAGTCAAGGAGCGATAATTGCTAAAATAATTGACCTTATATCAACCTACATGTCGCCAACAACAAGACAATTAGGGGAAAATGTTAATGTGTCCGAAATAAGAAGATTAATACAAGGAGAAAATGGAGTTTTGTCTATATCTGATATACAAATATTTAATAAAATTGGAGGTCAGTACTCCTCTTCACAAACATCACAACCATACTCAAATCAAGCAACAAAACAAATAGAATTAATATCCGATACTGTCTTTGCAGAACCAACACAAGTGTACCAAGTTAGGTTCCCTAATAAAGATATAAGAGTTAGCGTTGTTAATTTATCTTCAGTAACATTTTCTTGATAATTTCCTTTTTCAATAAAAGGATTATTTTTCTAAAATAGGAAATAAACTATTTATGAAGAAAAGAAATTAATGCCACATTCATATAGAATTAGAACAGACATAGGTGTTGATAAATCTGTAAATTTAAAGTTTGATCAAGATTTTGATTTTATAGAAATTTTATCATTAAAACTAACACAAGCCGAAATATACGAAAGAAGATGTGCTGATTACGGTGTGATTGCAGGAAGAGTTTCTGTTAATGGCGGTTTTGGGGTGGCAAACGCAAAGTTATCCGTATTTATACCTTTAACAAATGAAGATAAATTAAACCCAATTATAAGTGAGTTATACCCCTATAAAACACTTAGTAATAAAAATGAAGATGGTTATAAATATAATTTATTACCTAAATCACCACAATATGAAGGACACGTTCCTACAGGTTCTTTTTTTGATAGGGACGAAGCAATATTAGAAAAATCGGTTATTGAAGTTTACGATAAGTATTACAAATATACTGTTACCACAAATGATAGTGGTGATTTTATGATTTTTGGAGTACCTACAGGACAACAAACCCTTGTTATGAATTTAGACCTGTCTAATATAGGTTGTTTTTCATTAACACCACAAGATTTGATTGATAGTGGTTTTGCGGTTGAAAGTCAATTTAATGGATCAAAATTTAAGTCATCAAACAATTTAAGCGAATTACCTCAAATTATTACATTAGTTAAACAAGTTAATGTAGAACCTTTATGGGGAGAACCTGATATTTGTTTTATTGGTATTACAAGAGAAGATTTTGATTTATCTGAAGAAATAAATTTAACCATAAAACCAACAGCCGTTTTTATGGGTTCTATTGCTTCTACTCAAGACGAACAAGCACTAAAAACAAATTGTAGAGTACCATTGGCTGCTGGTACATTTTGTTCTTTAAGAACAGGTCAAGGTAGAGTTTCTGCAATAAGACAAACAATAAATGTTGACGGTAATGGTTACCCTATACTTGAAACTTATGAGATAGAACAAGGAGGAAAAATAATAGACGGTGATGGGACATACCTTTTAAAAGTCCCGATGAACCTTGATTATATAACAACAGATGAATTTGGAAATCAAGTTGTATCATTAGACCCAACAGTAGGGATTCCAACAAAAGGTAAATATAGATTTAAAATTAGTTGGCAAAATGATGGAGGATTACAAAGTGAAATATTAAGAGCAAATTTCTTAGTACCAAACATTAAAGAATATGGTTGGGCTTCAGCGTCATCAACATTAGACCCTACTTTAGGGGTACCACTTAATATTCCCGTTTCGGTTCCTGGAACAACAACAAGTTTAAATCCCGCATTTACATTACCCGCACAAACAGGAGGTTTAATTTTACAATCATTTGTAAACAGCCAAGATGTAACAATAACAATAAATGGAGTACCTTACGTTGGAAGTTTAAGTAGTATACCTATAAACACACCAGGAGCAAATATCGGAATTAACTCCACTGCGGTTGATGACACACAAACCCAAGACTTTGAATTTACCTTTTATGATCAATCAACTTATGATTCATTTAGATCTTATGCTTTTAGTTTAGATTGGGATGATTATGGAGATTCATCTATGATACAAGAGGCTATTGATTGTGAGGATAGGTTTTTTGAATTTAATTATAATAAAGTATATACCACCGCAATGTTCTTAGATAGATATAAAAATGGTAATTTAAGATCAAGACATTTAGGGATAAAGGAAATTGATGACAGAGAATGTATTTCAAAAAATAACCCTTTTCCCGTGAATGATGCGGTACAAAAATTTGACTTTATTTATTTCTTGGCGATGTTGTTACTTAACATATTAACATTCCCAATATTAGTTTTATTATTTGTGGCTCACTTTGTTGCTTGGGCTTGGCCAGTATTAAAATGGGTACTAATCATATTATGTATATATTTCCTTTACATACAAGTAAGGGAAACCATTGATGCAATACAATCAGCACTTGAAAGTGCCGCAACTGCAATACCAGGTGGTCCCGTATTTAACATTGGAGTAATCCTTAGAACCGCTTGGCAAATTTTACAGGCGTTATTTAAATTAGCAATTTATATTGTATTTTTTGCCTTCGTTATTGTTTTCATTATAAGATTAAAAGGTTTCCCAAGGATAGGACTTCCGATGATATCTTATCCTGATTGTAGTGCTTGTTCATGTGATTGTGGAAGTGCGGAAATTGATGATGATTTTGATATTAGTTCTGTAACACAACAAATAAATAATGAGTACAACACTCAACAAGCGGATGCAGGTAATCCCGCACAATCCGCTACTGATAATACGTTTTTAGCTCCTTTAAGTTCTCCAGCTACCTATTCTTTGTCAGAACATCCTAATTATCCACAAGCAAGTACTGATGACAATACAGATTGTAATAGTTGTGGTAATTTTTATTGTAGTACTACTCTTCAGTACAAATCACTCATTAATAGAGTTTTTGAAGAAGAAATAACCGGAGATGTCTTAACTCAAGCTTTATTAGATTATAAAAGAATATTTTCAGGATATGATTTAATAGACTCAACAAATTTATATAACAACCATTCTTATTTGCAGCAGAATTAAGTTCAGGTAATGATGAAAGGTTTTTTGCTTACCCTGCAAGGGAGACATACCCACAAAAGTTAAATGAATTTAACACAAGAGATAAATATTTCTTTAGCTCAACTTCAAACACACCAAACAGTGGTGTTAATAAGATTAGAACAACAGTAAACCCTTCATTAACAACCCCTAGTCAACCTTTTGAGGATCAAGTTTTGGTAATAATTGCAAAGGCAGGAATGATACAACAATTAGGTATTGGAGAAGTAATAACGTTCCAAGACCCTAAATTATCGGGAGGTTGGTCTAACTTAACCGGAGCAACAGAAAACCAATTTAATAATAACGCAATTACAGGAACCACATTAACGGGTGATAGTACAACACCTATACCTGTTGTGATAAATTATGCTAACCCATCTAACGGGTCTTCATCTTCCGCAACTGTTTATTTAGTAAACACAGGACAAACAGATTATTTTTTAGAATACCCAACCGACATAGAGTATTTCCAAGTAATAACAGGATACACATATAATTCATTTACTACAAATCCAAATTTTGACGCATCAGATGCAACTAAATTCCCATTAAATTATTTATTTCATGAAATTGGTTTTTGGTATGGTGATGAATGTGCTTTAGCGACTCCACAATTTTATTCATCAGGTAGGGCTATAGACGCAATAGAGAATAGTTCTAGAAATACTTATGAGATTATAATTCTAACAAGAGGTGTTGACCCATTTACACCAAAACAAGAAATAGAATATGATTTATCTTATATTTTTGGTAACTCATCTTATGGGGTAGGTCCTATAATTACAGGTCAATATTATTTAAATCAACCAATACAACCTTTACCAACAGTAGTTAAACCGTTAAGTCATGACACAACGGATAATACCGTCAATAATTTATATTTCCCGTCATTCACATTTACATTAACACCGGGGCAATATATCGGGTATACATCAACATTACCGTATTATTATTTGTCAACCGACGATAACTCAGGTTCTTATAGTCCTAATGTAGGGTTCCAAACAATATTACCATCATTGTCAACATCACCATTTAATCTAATAAATGTGGCACCTTATAATTATGTAATCCCAAAATACGTCCAAGATTATTTTGTTGGGGGCACATTTATAGGATCTGAAACCGCCCATGGACCTATTGCAAACCCAACATTATATGATTTTATTAGTACTGTTGGGTCAAATAGTGATTATGGTACTCCAGGTAGTTTATATAACGCTTTATATTCAAGAGCTTATTATAGATATTTACCTGGTACTGTTAACTTCTCTGATGAGACAAAATTAATAATGAGAAGTGATAGAATACCAACATCAACAAGAACAGAAAACGGTAGCTCATCTGAAACAGGTTACGGTCTTCATCAAAATAGTAATTTTTATTTCTTTAAAGGATCAGGAGTTCAATCCAACCCAAGTATTGGAGGACCAGGAACACCACCAACAGGAAATTATGCCGATTCAACAGGTTTAGTAACAGGATTAACATCTACACTAACTTGTGAAGGATTAGTCGCTTTACAATGTTACTCAGGAACTGGAACAGGTATTACGGTTAACACAAATTGTGTTGTTCCTGCGGATAGAGTTGTTAAAGGTTGTTATTGTCTTTTAAATAAAAAATATATTTCTCAATATGACGAAGATGTTAAATTATTTTTAGAGTGGAAGGTTAGATATCTAATAATGTTAGCGGCTTGTAGAGGAGTTTTTGCGAGAGTTTTCCAAAATAATTGGATAAATGGATTCCTTTATATGCCCTCATTTAATAAAACATCAACATATGCGTCAAATTCAGTAACAGATCCTACTTACAATTACTGTAAAGATACTGTTGTTTTTGATGACGTACAAAATAGTTTTTATTATAGATCATCACCGTGGGATAGATTTGTAAGTCAGTTTATTGGTAAACCATCACCAACCCCTCCTAGTAATTTGGCATCTTTATTTGTTGGTAACCCTGGTTATAATACAAAACAAATACAAAGCCCAACAACAATAGTTGATTTAGGACCAAGAGATGAATTCATTAATCAAGTATGTAATAATGAAAATTTAGATGGGTATTTTGTAAATCAATTAAAATCAACATCATATAGCGACGACTCTGATATTATGCAAATGGGATTCATCTCAAGATTATTGAACCAAACCATAATCCAACAGATGTTCCCAGTATCTACAAATGGTAATCAAGGAGAAGGTATTGGAATTGTTCAATTTTTTAATAGTACAAGAGGTGGGGATAGGATTGATGGTGATTTTGCACAAGCAATATCAACAAATAGCGAATTTAAAGTTACTCCGTATTTAAACGAGAACTACGCAAATAACTATCTTTTTATTGGTGACGACGCTCAACCTACACCAAGACCATTATTTGGAGTATTCTTCCAATCAAATAATGACGAAACTGTTAATAGAAAAAGATTAACACCAGGGATACAAACATATAATCTATCACCATTTGTTGGGTATAATTATGGTTATCCGTCAACACAAGAAGTACCATTTTATAAATGGCAAATAACTTCACCAAGTAATTTTATATTTGGTACCGAAAATAATAATTGGTTTACATCACCATTAACAACGGGTGGTTTTTATAAGAACAAATATCAAAGTTTAGATTTCCAAACCTCAGATTACTTTAAAACAACAACAACACAAGAAGGGCACATTACAAATTTTACACCTGGACCTAACCCAACAACAGTAAACGTAACATATGGAGCACCAAATACTCCAGGTTTAGACCCTATTGTTGTGGGAGCTCCTTTCCATTTTTATTTTGGGTTAAATAATGGTTTTACCGCACTTGATAGATTCATTAAACTTTATGTAAATAACACAGAGACAAATGGGTAATAATGAAAATATACAAATTTTATTAGGTTCTAAAAGGAACAAAATTTCATCAGACGTTGATGAGGCAATAAGAGTTCCGTTAAATCAAACCTTTAAACAACAAGTTGAATTTGATAGAACTGAAGAAATTAATTTGGCTCAACTTTTCCAAAAAGAAAGGGAGGAATCAACAATTTTTAGACCAACAACAAAAATTGTTTTTTTATTTAGTAATGAGTATAGTGGTAGTACATCATATGTTCCTTATAGAAATAACCTTTTTTATAGTAATGCAATATCAAACGCAATAACCGCAACAGGTAACCCTTCAGCTCCTTGGGACGGGTTTCCTCAGTATTTTGAATTTGATTTTATTAGAACCGATAATAATGTAAATGGATATACAACAGGTGTTGGTAGTCATTTAAATTTTATAAACAAAAGTGCAACCACATATAATTGGATGTATCATTTGACTTACCCACATTTAAATGTTGATAGACAATTATATGCGGATGATCAAGTAACAACTAATACGTGGACATGGCAGGCATTTGATGGGATTCCTTTTATAATTGAAAATAATTCATTATTTGGTGATGATGTTATTTCATTTAGGTGTCCCATGAAACATGGTTTATCTGTTGGGGAATACGTAAAACTTAATTTTAATTATAATGGAATTGACTTATTTCAAGTCACCTCATTGGGAAATGAAAACTATGGTTCTGGAGATTATATTTTTAACATACAAAATATTGGTTATCTTGGAACAACATTTAATATTAGTACAACAGGAACATTTAAAAGAGTAATAAACTCAACAAACGAGTTAGACACCACATCAAATTATTATGTTAGGGTGCATAAAATATTAACAAGCATTGAAGATTCTGTTTTAGTAAATGCCGGATTTGAAAAAAATATATTCGGTAAAGTAGTTAAATTTGAAAAGGCAGTACTAACACCAAATGGTGTTGATAGATCTTCAGTTAAAGAAGGTAATATTAATATTGAAGGTCTTAGAGATAATCTTAATAGACCTGTAAGTGAGTTATTTTTTAGTTTTATATGGAAGGGTTATTTTGGATGGACATTAGGACCAAACTCAAATCTTAAAGAAGGGTATGAATTTAATTTACCTTTAGAAAATAACCAACCAAGCGTTTGGTGGGACCAAACAAATTCCCAGTCAAATACGGGGTTAGTAACAAACAATTACACCTCTAACGGTAATATTTTTTATTATGTTGAAAATTTAAATATTGGGGATAATATAAATGGGGATTTTTGTGAATTTAACCCTTATGAACAAAAGGAGAGAGTCATTTCAGAAATTTATCAAAAATTTACATATAACTCAAATTATTTTAGTTCACCTTCCTTTTTAAGTCAAAACAATCAATTAGGATACTATTATAAAGTACATCACCCTATGACTATTAAAGTATTCTCAACCTCAATAAATGAGGAAGGATATCAGAACATAAATTTAGTTCCAGATTATGCCTACTTTTCTATTACAAGTCAAACTTTTAGATGGAGAGATATTTACCCATATGGGTATAAAGATAGTGAAGGGTTTGGGGTTGATTATCCATTTTTAAATGGGGCCCACTACCCTTATGACCAAATAATTTTCAGATTAATTGGTGACGGAAGCAACATAAATAATCCAAATGTAATAGCAGAACCTACTATAGATGATTGTGAATAATTATAAAATATTAAACAAACCAACCGATACCTTTATCAATATACCAATTGAGGTTAAATGGGATATTGATGGTAATGATGATTCTATTGATCAATTTGTTATTGAAACAATTGATGAGGTAGTTGGAAAAGAAAATGATTTTGAAATAGCAAGATTTTCACATAAGAAACATGACAATAGTGATAGAACAGATATAAATTATGATTTTGGTTTTTTTGATTCTTCTGGTAATATATGGAACTCATCTTATTTAGATGAAGGATTTAGTGTTAATGAAGTTTATTATTATACAAAACCATTCACAAAAAGTTTCTTTAAGATTGACCTTTATGATACTAAAGACTCCGCAACGCAAAAAAATTATTTAACCATAATACTACCTGTACAACAGGGAGCAACTCAAAATAATTTGGTGTTAAGCCCATCACTACCTCTTGTGGATATAAAAAAACCTGAGTTTAAATTAGACTTTATTGGAGATAAAGAAGGTTATTTTTTGTATTGGGTGAGAAGTAGAGATTTTATTAATATAGATACTTTTTATATGAGGGCAAAATTTTTTAATGGTAAAACGGGTAGTTATGTGATTATGACAAACACACCACAAAATAGTATTTTACCAACACAGTATAATTTTGATCCCGCAGAATATTTTTATTATGAAGTTAATTTAGATTATAACGATTTTACCTATGTTGTTAAAGACAATAATAGTAATAGAGTTGGAACCACAACACCAATAAACTGGTATGAATATATTAACCCATAATGGAAGAACAAAGATATTATATACAAATTGGACTTGAAGATATAAAAAACAAAATTTTTCCTGTTAATTGGACGGGAGACTGTGAAGAAATTTTTGTTGAAGACCCTTGCTGCCCAACAGGAGTAACCTATGTTAATTGTGAAACAGGAACAACATATGTGTATTCATCTATGACCCAACTATTATCAGGCGGGACAAACGGAGACTCTTTATTATCGGGTTTAACCATACCAATAATGTTAACTCAAACGGCGTATGATATGGGTTGGTATTCTGTTTTTGATGGGTTAATTTACCAAAAAGAGACTTTAAATAATTTTATTTTTTCTTCAGATACTGTAAACCCCTACACTTTTTATGTTTATAATACATCAAATAATGTAACGCAGTCAACTTTTACGGTAGATTGGGGTGACGGATCACCAGTAGTACCAATTAATATATTTTCACCGTCATCTTTAAACCATACTTATCCTGCTTCCAACGGAACTTATACGATTGTTATAAAAGGAACAACACCTTGGGGTATTACTGAAATATCAAAAACAATAAATGTTCCTTATCAAAACATAATACCTTTAAACCCAAATGGTACTGTTGTTTTTTATCAACAAGGAGGAAATTGGGCAAATATACCCGTTAGTTATGATTTCTTATTTACAGGGGACTCCAATACGAACATTTTAGATTATATAAGTTCAAGTTATGTTGGAATACCATTTTTAGTTACAGGAACCACAAATTCAACACTTGCCGATTTAGAACAATACGGACCAATACCTTATCCTGTTGGTATACAAGTGACAGGTGAGACAGGTGTTGTTGGGACATACTATGGTTCTCCACCAAACGAATCTTATTCTGCCTACACAATAAACGGGGTAGATTATTGGGACTTAAGTGGTGGTACCACACTATATTTTGTGCAATCTTCAGGATTAACTCAAAATGATTTGGTTTTATCGGCAATAACTAAAGAGGAGGCTTTAATTGGGGTTGCTTATGAGCCTGAAATTAGGTCAGACATTTTTATTGAAAGAGGAAAAAATTCTGCTTTAGAATCTATCGAGAGATTAGGTGAAGTTGATAATATTGGAGATTTAGTAAAATATGGTTATGGATTTTTTAATGTAGAAACCTAATTAATAATATTTATAAAATAACAAACTAAAATTATATGGCAACAGGTACATATGGAACTATAAGACCAGCGGACGTTAGTCCAACAGACGTTGATATTATATTAAATTACACTCAGTCAAGAGATGTAACAAACGATTTTCAATTAACAAAATTGAATTCATCTGCAGTATTAACACCATACTTTCATAATGGAAACACAGGTGGTAACTCAGGTATAGAAATATTAGGTGGTCTATATAATCTTAGATTACCATCAAACGTATTTAATCAATTAGGGATATACACATTATATATAAGACCTGCGGAAATAAGAACTAAAATAACCGATTGTGGTATTTTAGCGGCATTACCAAATATAAAAGGAATTGTTATTGACATTGGTAACGTACCTGTAGCATTTAGAGATAAGTTTGTTAATCAGGGTTTAATAGGATATAGAGTTGAATACTTACAATCTAATGGAGCTAAAATTCCTAATTTTTTTAGGATAATAACCTCATCTTTTTATTGTGAACCCGTTGTACAAAATACAACAAACACATCAACAAGTACTGTTAGATATCAGTATGTTAATGGAGTAACAAATTTAATTTTTTGTACGTTATCTCCGTCATCATCACCGTCAAATAAACCAAATGCGACTCCATTTATAGGACAACCAGACCAAGACATTATAATTAGCAACACATTCTTTAACCCAATAACAATGGAAATTGAAATGGTTGAGCATGATGTATCAACTTTAGCAATTGCGTTATTTGGTAATCAAACTAAATCACTTAATGATGGAATTTATACTCTTTACGATAGTCAAAATAACATTTACAAACAATATAACCTTTACGAAATTAGAGATCAATATAACGAACTACTTTATGAGGTAAGAGAAGACAGAAACAATAATATAGATTTTAGTAAAAACTTTTCAAATATAACACAATAATGGCGATAACAAAATACAAATGGCCACCACAATTAGACACAGGTGATAGTAGTTTTTCTGACGATTTAGTTGGAGTTCAGTTAGTTGCCGGTGGTGGATTAACTAATGCGAATTTTGAATTTACGACAGGTATTACTGAAAAACAAAATAGATCATTTAACATCGGATCATTTTCAAGTCCAATAAGTTTAAGTGATTTGGATTTAAAAAGTATTGAAGAGTCAAAGTCAATTATTGCAAAAAACTTACAAGTATACCCAAATTTTGACCTAAGTCAAATTACTAATTTTACTTTGTTTGGATCTCTTTCTAAAAGAATATCCACATCGATAACAAGGATAATAAATTATTTTCCAGCATCTATCGAGAGTTTAAGTAAAAATATAAATTTCCAAACAGGATTAACTGCGGTAAACATAGTTTATAATCAAACTTTAAATGAAACTTATTTGGAGTTACCTTTAAATTGGATTAGAAATCCTTTTGATATTGATTTTACAGAAAATGCGGTAAGAAATTTTGAATTGAGTGAGGTTGAGGTTTCGCCATTAAGAAACTTAACAGTACAGTATAAAAACTATTCTATTTTTGTTAATAATGTAGAATACAATGTTGTGTTTTTAGATCCAACAAATCAAACTGATAATTATTTAAAATTATATGTTAATGGTAACCCATTTTCAGGAATGTCGGCAACAACTGACAATATTATTTTAAGACCTAATACTTTGTACACCGAAAAGTCTTTTAATGACTTTTTTGATGAGGTTGAGAAATTTTTATTAAATAGATTGGTTTTACCGATTTATACTGCAAATTTTCAAGTACCTCAAGAAAATGATGACGGTACTTACACCACAACAACCCAAAATATAAC